TAATAGCTATAATTTTTCGCATATCAATTGCATTTACACTAAATAAAGTCTTAATTTGAGAATCGCTATAGTCTATACCATTCAAAATATAATCATATTTTTGATCATAAAAATACTCTCCTGAATCTTGAGAAACTATTCCATCATTTCCAATAAGCCTCGAAACAGGTATTGATGTCAAAGAAAGAATATCTCTAGGAATATTAATAGACTGATTCGATTCAGCGTTAGAATATATAGTAGTAGATGATAAATTATCTCTATTATCAATATAATTAAATTTGTTCTTTATGTATTCAACTGCTGATATCTCATATTCAACAGGGCTATTTTCTTTTATTCCTAATACTCTATATTTTTGATTAAAACTCGATGACGTATTTGTAGCGCTTTTTTCATATATCCATAAACTAGATTCGCTTATAGTTTCAAAATTAGTTTGAGACTCTTCAGTAACTTTATTTAAAGTAATTTTTGTTCTGAAATTACCATCTTTTCCTACAGATTGAATAACAAAAGTATAAATATAAGTTGTAGATAAATCAGATATTTGCGAATCTGATATTGTTGATTGAGGGGTTTTTGATAAATCATTTAACTCATTGACAGAAGTACTCTTTTTTGGAATAATAAAACTTATACTGTCACCAACTTTTATAAAATCATATAGATTGTCTAAAATAACTTCATCGCTATTATTAACTGACACTACACGACCACCAAATCTATTCGATAATTTTAAAGAATCACAAACATTTATAATATCACCAGGATTCAATAACATGGCTTCTGGGCCAGCCTGAAAAGATATCAAATCTTGTTCTATTTGATTTGTAACTAAAAACCATTCGCCTAATCGTTTAGCTTGTGATTTACTCGTAACTCCAAAACCAAGAAGATCTTTTTCAACATAACCAAATTTTCTTATATTAATTTTATCTTCAACATAAATAGTTTTATCTTTATATCCATCAGTTAAATCAGAATATGTTATTTTTGCAACTGTATATCTAGTATCTTTAGAAGATCCAGAATAAACAAATACACCATCTTTAACATTGGAATTATTAAAAAAGTAAACAGGTTCTTTTGGTCTATCATTATCAAATCTAAGATAATCACTAGACCAATAAACTAATCCTTTAAAAATCGATGCAAAATTATTAACCAAACTAGAAACATCTGTTTCTGAATTTATTAATAAATTAGCAGTAAATCTTGGTTCAACGATATCTAAATAACCAAGAAATCTTACAGCAGCACTACCAGTATTTGCTTGATATGTCCTTATTTCATCTTCGTCAAAAACTGGTTGACTATATATATGACTTCTAAAAATAGGTATTGTAGGAGATAAGTTGGATGTGGGTGTCCCGATGGCGGTAGATAACGGGGCATTCAAGTTAGTTATTTCATTTAGAAGAACTAAAAATGCTTCATCTGATGTTTTAATATTTGGCTTGCTTTGAATAAAAGTTTTAACTTCACCAAATTCAGAACAAGTTTTGTGTAATCCGAAATCATTACATAATAATAAATCAGCAGTATTTCCGGATACAGTTGCAGACAATATTCTTTTTCTAAAACTTTTTATGATTGTTTCTGTCTCACCAGTTAAAGATGTTGATGTGAACTTTAAATTCGTTAAACACAATAAAGATCCAACAGGAAATTGATCTGATGTCAAATCTGAACCTTGCAATTTTATTATATTTTTTTTCCCATCTGTTGCTATACTAGCAACAGTAACCATTGGATATTTAGTATTGTTGAATGTAGGAACCAGATCATCACAATATTTACCAATTTGATAAAGAGACCATTTATCAACTAAACTTTCCGGCAAATTAAATTTACCTACGCCGTATTTATTATTTGTAACCAAATCATATAAAATCCATGCTGGATTATCAGTCCATCTTAAAAGAGCATCGAATTCCCCACTCCAAAATCCAGAATATGTTTTTGCATCTGAATCATAATTTTCAGGAACTTTTATTTGTAATAATTTTAGATTATAAGATCTAGTTGGGATATTACCAAAACCTCTAGCATCTATAGTAGTATAATAATAAGCAGAATTCGGATATTTGAATTTACTATCAATTATCTCAGTAATAGACCCTACTCCTACATTTGATACAGTTGTTTGATTTGTAGGACCAGGTGATGTAGTGAAATTATAAATTTTAAAATAAAGCTGACCAGATTTATTAAAATCTTTAATATCGAAAACAAGATCGAATTGATATGGAGAACTTGCTATACCTGCAACTCTATGAACTAAATAACAATTGAAATCAGGATTTTGTTTATATCCTAATTTTATACCAAAAAAACAAGAATTTTTTTCTGTACCTTTTTTTGTATTTTGATATAAACCGTTTACTTTTAAAGTTATTACTACAAAATCAGCATTTTCATCTTTAACTTCATATGTTACTCCAAAACATTCTTCATATACCCCGTCATTGAAAATAGATAAATTTAAATTGTTCGAAGGTGAACCATAATTTTCTTGTTGTTGCCCAATCTTTCTAGCAAAGTAACTTAAATGATTAATATGGGAAGTATTAAATAGATAATCCTGCCCAGCAGTAAAATATTTTTTAACTATATTTTGACTTAAGTTATACAAATTTTTATCAAAAGAAGTTGTTATACCTATTGAAGAAGTTGAAAAAAGAGATGAACTCGTAGCATTTGGCGTTATCGAGTTTTGAAACTCAGAACCGACTTTTCCAATCATTGAAACACGGTTATAATTTAAGGTATTATTAAATGAATTTTTTACAGGAACATCATTAAAAAACACACCTTTTAAATTATCTTCGTTATTTTGGGCGTTATCAAACAATATTAAATCTGAACCATTATCATCAATTAATCCAAAAATAGGACCTTCACAAATTAAATCTTGAATATGAACGACTGATGTTGATTGTAAAGCCTCTTCATATATTTTACTTTTTGTAGTTTTTAAAATAGATGGACATAATGTATATTTATTACTATTAAAATAAGTTATAATTCTTGATCCTCCTTCTCCTAAAGTATATGTTGGTAATATATTACTGCTGACATTTCCCAAAACAGTTGTAGTTTGCTGTCTAGAAGAAAAAGATGAATTTATAACAGTTGGGTTTGTCATTTAGTATATATGTAAAAAAATTTGCATTATTATTAATTTATCAAAGTTCTTCCACCACCTATTGGACTCGGATATCCTATACTGCTACCGGCTCCAGTTGCTGCATCAAGTGAAGTAAAATCATGATTAAGTGCGTATGTACTCACAATTAAACTGCCAACTCTTAGTTTACCATATCCTATAGGAATAGGCGTATTTCTTGCAGCTACATTTGCTTTAGCACTTAATATATAGGATGAAGTTTTTATTTGTTTTGGATCTTTTGGAGTTAATAATTTAGAAATCAAGAAACTTATACCAAAACTTATAGCTGATATCACAACAACATTAGCAATAAAGACCAAAGATTTTGTTAACATTGTGGCTGTAGCTGCTGCTGTAAAAATAGAAAACACTTGAACTGGTAAAAGTTCTATCGTTTTGCCATTTCTTATGGCATCATTTAACATTTCAGCATGAGAAACTATATTATCATCAACAACTACAATTATAGTATCAAAGATATTGTTATATTTTTTAATCTTAATTCCTAATTTAGGAAAATTAACTTGCAAACACTTAACGATGTCATTGAAATTATCAGCTTTTACCATTAAATTTCCACAAGCCAGCTTCTTCAATAAACCATGTAAGATTAATTTTTTCATTTTTTATATTTACACTTAAAAATGTATTTAACTTTAAACTATATATAATAAGCGGAATATCATAATTTTTAATAAAAAAAATATCGTTATCTGATGGATATGGCGAATCAGGATGACTATGAAAACTAAAAGATATATTTTCTGGCTTTCTTAAATATAAATAAAATATGTCATCTGGATAATAATTAAGAGCATCTTTGTGTTTAGAAGCGCAATAAATTATTTCATTATTTTTTAAAACTAACCCCCCTGATTCATATGGACTATTTTCAATACAATATCGCCGTATATTATTAAAAAGATCAAGTTGTGTAATCAAAAGGTCTTGTTCCTGGAAATCCACCATATGGTAATCCTTTTCCATGATTTTGCCATCTTAGTTTGCAAGCTCTCAGATTTTTTGCACAAGAATCTTTTATCCAAAACTCAGGAAATAATTTTGGATCTTTAGCGCCAATGTTTGCATGGGAAGGACCATTAAGTTTTATACACACATAAAATGAATAAGATAAATTATCTTCTGTAAATTGATTATCACTACCAAAAAAATCAAAATTAACAGAGTCTATATATTTTACAAAATCTCCTGGATTATAAGTTCCAGTATCTTTCGAATATGTTCCTCTGTATTCGATTTGAGTAAGATTATAACCAAAAGGCGAATAGAATTCTTTATTATTCTCATCTGCTACAGGAACTCCTTCATTATTTTTCGTAGAACCCCAAATATTGGCCTCTGTTTTTGGAGTAGTTGAATTAGCTATTTTAAATTGTTGACCTCCTATTGGGTCCCAAGGTATTTTTCCATAATTACATCCACAACCACGATAAACCCACGGACATAAATTATCTGAAACTTTTCTATTTGGAATCGATTGATTTTCTAAATCCAAAGGACTATTCAAAACAAATTCAATATAATATTTATTTTCTTGAGTTTTTCTATTTATAATATAATTATCTTCATAGAAAGATTGACCATATCCCTTTGTAGCATTTCTTTTTTTTCTATATCCGAAAAATGGATTAACGAAATCACTAAAATTTTCATCATCTAAATTTCTGACAAAAACTTTATATCTTTTGATTTTAGAATTTATTAAATCATTTTTATTTTTAATATAATCAGTAATATAACCATCAATATTAGCTACTTTTATTGTGGGTCTATTTTGTTTTCCATCAGCGGAAAATTCAAAACCGCTAAAATCTACAGGTATTGGAATATAAGCATTTCCTCTAAAAAGTATACTTCTTGTGAAATTTTTACCCGCATGAAATCTAAAAATACCAACTGTTTCATCGATATAAATTTCGAATAAATCGACAAACGAATCTGAATTTAAATCTATTAATGCTGTTGTTGAGATTACGTCAGACATAATTATAATATTATTTTTCCAACTTTTCCTAATATATTTGGTCTATCTATTGCAGAATAATATATATCAGTTGTGGTTTGAATTTCAGATGAATTACTAAAAAAAGTTTTTTCTTTATATTTAGAAATTAAATTATCAATGATTATCTTTTGTGGTTCATATGTATTCATATATTGTAAATTTCTATAAGATAAAACCTCATATAGCTTGTGAGTATAATAAGGTCTAAAATCGTTATTATCAGAAAAAAATGCGCCATTTCCTACGGAAAATAAATAATTTTTAGAATCTTTTAGTAATGGACCAGAAGAAATTTCTCTTGTTTGAAAATTTTTATAATAACCATTGAAATATTTATACGAATTATTTTCGTTGTAAAAACCATAAGAAATAATAGAAAATTTATTTTTAGATATTAATTCATTTTTACTAACATATTGATCCTTAAGATAGTTTCTAGAACCTATTCTATCAAATAGAAAAATAAAACGAGCCAATTCATCTTGTTGTATGGCTCCAGTTTGAACAAAATTGTTGCGGAAAAAATTTATTTTATTATTATAATCAATTATATTATTATTTGTAATCGATCTTTCATGGAGAAATCTAAAACCAAAATTTGCACCAGTACCATATTTATCCCGTAAAGAAGCGGAAGTTTCTGATCCTGAAGTTTCTGAAAACATTGTCGATATGCAGTGAGAATAATCTCCCCGGCTATTATTGACATTATTAAGAGAAACAGATGAACCAGCTGGTAAATCAAGTTGAATATCTCTAGAAAGAAAATTAACAGTTAAATCAGTAGTCGAATATGAAGTTACAGTTCCTATTGCAAAATTATTTGCATTAGATAAATCTTGAACTCTGATAACATCACCAGCTGAAAATAATTTGCCTGATTGTATTGAAATTGTTAAATTGGTAGGATTACTTGCGCTAAAACTAGTATTTGATATTGATGATGTTATATATGAAACATATCCTGGATTAACATCTATTTCGCTAACAAAAACATTAAAAACAGATTCTGAATCTGTTGCTTCGCTAACATTTTTTTTCAAAAATTTTGTCGAGAAATTTCCAGGATTTGCCGAAGTAAAATCAAGATAATTTTTATTCAAACCTAATTCAGTATCTTGAACAACTGAAACATCTTCAGCGCCATCTGTCAAAATATTGAAATTATTAACTGATGCGCCATTAGTTAAAGGTATACCAGCAGTTTTAGATGATGCATCTGCTTTATATAAGTTGGAAAATCTTAATCTTTGTGATGAAGTATAAATATCAACATTTGAATTAGAATTTAAATAACCTATATTTACTTCTGATTTATTTGAATTGGTATATAAAATTCTAATCGCATTGCCGCAATCATTTTCTTCTTTTATTTCTTTAGTATAAAATGGCCCATTTGTTTGAACATCTAATGGAGATGATGTATCTGTTTCGCCAACACCTATAGAAAATTGTACTTGTGGTTTATAACTTTTTTCTCCAACATTACCGCCAAGACCTCCAATTAAATTAATTAATTGTGTATTGTTAGGTAATTGAGAATCAGGTGGTTGTTCTGGTAAAGAAATACCATATAAAGAGACTGTTCTATCTGGTAAAGTTAATGGCATATTATTAAATATTAATCACCTTCAGGTGTAGGGTATAAAACTTTTGCATATTCAACGATACAATTTAAATTATAATTAGGCGAAGCCATTAATATATCAGCATCATTCACAAATTTATAATTAGCTAATCCAGTACCTTTTCCTAATCCACCACCCGCTCCTCCAAATACTTGATATGGAGATGGAGTTCTTGTTGTATCGAAGAAATCGTATAATATAGAAGAACCTTGCGTTAACGATGTTTCCAAATTAAGATATTTAGCGGATTTATTAAATTGATTTCGCAAAATAGAAAATTTTGAATCATTACTACTGAAATCTTCTTTTAAGTTTCCATATTTATTAATAGATGCCGGATATTCAACTATATCGGTTAAAACTATATTATCACCTGCACCACCACCAGCTGCAAAAATAGATTCTAGATCTTTATTTATATTTATTACACCACTACAATTTATATAAAAAGCATTTCTACCAGAATAAACAGGATTACTAGCATCTTTAGTTTTATAAACATTTCCTCCTTTACCAATTACGTTTGAGGTTTCAAAATTTAAAATAACCCCAGATGGCATTGCAGAATAATTGCCTGTGATTATAAAAGTGCCTGTATTATACTCAGTTAATTGCGTATCAGCATTGAACGGACCATAATTAACATTTTTAAAATTTATTATTATACCTGAATACAGATTAAAAAAGGTTCCAAAACTAGCTTTGTCTTCAATATATTTATATAAATCAAAAAAATTAGCTTTTTCATTATAAACATTTAAAGTTTCGATACCTTTATCTATTCTTATAGATGGAGGATTTATATTAAAATATTTAAGATTTCCAGTTGTTAAACCTGATATAACTTGATCATTATTTATGGGATCGGTAACTTTATTGACTCCTGATGCAAAAACATAATCACCAGAATTTGCGCCAAGATAACCAGTGTGTAAACCGCTAATTCTTATATAATAATCAACACCAAAAGATATACCACAAAAATCCATTTCAAAATAACTTGAACCTGGATTTCCAATTGAATATAAATTCGTAGTCTCATTTAAAGGAACGTCTTTAGATGAACCAGTAAATTGTGCCGTAACAAAAGCTCCTGAAGTGGTTGTTAAACGACCAGAAAAATTATTATAATAATATCCTGATTCAGGTATTGTAAATCTTGTTTTGAAACATATTTGATTATCATTAGAATCGTAGAATGGACTTGCTATACATCTTTTTACTCCACTTAAAAAAGGAGTAGTTACTGCTTTTCCTGTATCAATGAATGTTCCTGAATAATATAATTGTAAATCAGCATCAGAAATAATACCAGCATTTTCTTTTTCTTGCGTAAACAAATAATAACCAGTATAATTAAAATTTTGGGTTTTATAATTAAA